TCGCCCCGCTTCACGCGCTCCCAGGTGTTGACGGCATCGCCATCGTTCGGATTGATGGTGATGTCGCCCCACAGGCCGCGCTCATCCTCGCGGAGCTCCAGGGTGTGTGCTTTCGTCCGGCCCAGCACCAGGGTCGTGTCGTGGTTGGTCAGGGCTCGGATGTCCCCGCCGGCCAAGCTATTAGAGAAGGCGCCGGGCGCGATGCTCTCGCTCATGCCAGGGCCGATCTCATAGTTTGAGTTGAAGACGGAAAAATAGCCGCTGATATGGCGGCCGGTTTCGTCTTCGCGGGTCTGATATTCCGTCATGACGGCGCGAACCGTCCGACGGTCATTGGTCCGGCTTTCGATCATGTTGATCACTCCTTATCGGGCACTTGTCAGCCTGTGGGCTCAACACCCACCAGCCCTTGCAGGTCTTGAAATGGACATGGGCGCACCAGGCGCCCGCCTTGCGGCACCAGATCTGTGTCCCGTCGCGGCGTTCCGCGTGCGGGCATGTCAATGGGGCAATCTTCATTCCTGCACCAGCTTTTTTTGCTTGCCGCTCATGTCGGCCGGGATGTAGTTTTCCAGGACCTTGTATTCCTTCAGGCCCGCCGGCGTCATGTGCATCCGGTCGCGCCATTCGTCGCCGCATACATAGCCACGGTCCGCGCCGCTGAGCAGGATGTCCGACACGGCCTTCAGGTCGTAGTCCATGAGGCTCCAGATGTTGAACTGCAAGTACCATTTCGGCGAGATGATCAGGGCGCGGGTGAGCTCCTGCTGGATGCTCTGAGCGAGCGGGCGGATCTTGCTCTGAATGAAGCTGTTCCACTCGTCCCGCTTGAACTCGCCCACACCCAGAAGGAAGGCCGGCACGCCGATCACGGCGGCCACCATCCGCTTGTCCATCTCCAGGGTGTCCTTGATCGCCAGGTCAGCCAGAGAGAGCGGCCGGACCTGCTCGACGGAAAAGGCCTCCGATGGGATCAGCCAGGGCGCGCCTGGCGTCTTGGGCTTGATGTAGCTCTCCATGAGCTTTTCGCGGCCCTCGGGGCTGGAAAACTCCTCCGTCAGGCCGTCCACCTTCACGATGATGGATGGCTTCCACTCGCTCCGCATGAAGGCGTTGATGGTCTTCTGACCCTGCTTGAGGTTATCAGCGATGTCGCGGAGGGAGACCTGGATGCCGCGGCCCCTCCACAAGTCGTGCGGATCCGGGTTGTAGGTGAAGTGCAGCACCTCCGCCGGATCATGCGGCACCCCGTCGATCATCACCTGATACTCCCGCCGGCTGGCCCCGTCCCGCTGGAAGTCCACCCGGTCATGGGCAATGGGCTCCAGGCTTTCCAGGAGGCCCCCGCGTGTGTGAGGCACGACCACCGCGTTGCCCTTTCCGTACAGCAGCAGATTCATCACGATGGCGGTCATCCATTGGCTGCGGGTCATGCTGTCGCAGGGCGCGATGTCGATCAACCGGGAGAGCTCGTTGGTGATCCTCTCATCGCCTTTGTCGGTGTTGGCCATCAGGTAGATTGTCATGGAGCCGATCAGCTCCGCAATTCTCAGGCAGGCCGTCTGGATCTCGGGGCAGTCGCTCAGGCGGGTGTAGCCGGCACAGCCCAGGTCCTCATCCTCCACGACAAAGGCCAGGGTCGCCGCGTCCCGTCGCTGGAACCGCCTCCGCAGCCAGTCCCGCGCCCTCTGAAATGTGCTCATGTCTTATCCCCTCCAAACCAGCTCGACGCGCGGCCTGATTTTTCCATGCACTCCAGCATCCGGACGGTAGCAAAAACATCGGCGTCGAAGACGTCGATGCGGTGCTCGGGCTGGATCTTCTCGTATTGAATCATGTCGTCGGTTTTTTCGATGGCGCGGACATTTGCCACGCAGTACAGATAGGGCTCCGCGCCCATGAAATACAGCTTGCGGTTTTTCGCCTGCCGCTCGATGTGGCGGAAGCCCTCGGACTTTTTGTAGAAATACTGCGGCTGGTCCACGATCGTGAAGCCGGCCTTTTTCATGCCGATGAAATACTCCCGGCAGAACTTTCGGTCATGGCCCACCTGGGCGATACTGAACCCGGCCTTTTTCATGGCCAGGAACCAGTTGACCACATCGGTGTGATTGTTCGTTGGCGCATTGCACATGGTCAGCCAGCCGTCATCCGCCCAGCCGAAGAGCGGGATATTGTCTTCGTCGGCCTTTTTCGCCGCGGCCGTGATCGGGAACCAGCAGTGCGGGATCACGATGTCGATGCCCTTATACTGCCCATGCAGCGCGGCTGCGGTGAGGTCGTGCATTTTCGAGAGGTCGGCGCCTCCGTACCATTTGACCGGCAGCTGCGCCAGGCGTTTTAGCTTGCGCTCGACGGGCCAGTCCGGCGCGATGCCCAGGGCCTGCCCGGCTTCCTCGTCAGAGCGCCGGAACTCGTCGAGGTTGAAATAGGCCTTCATGGCCGTGACGAAGATGTTGAGCCGTTTGGCCAAAAAGTCCTTGCGCAGCTGCGGATCATTGGACGCCTGCATGGCGTCGTTGATCGCGTCCTCCGGGCGGATGGTGACGCCCCAGGACGGATTCGCCCGGATCAGCTGCTCCTCCGCGGTGTAGTCCACCTCGCCGTTCTCGTCCGGATCCGCTGAGCACATGAAGATAAAGTATTGATCATCGCGGACCAGGCCCTTGAGGACCTTGCGGCAGTAGTCCACGCGCTGGGCACAGAAGCCGGTGCCGTCATCGCCCGCGGTGGTGATCCCGATCACCAGCTTGTTGGTGTAGGCCGCTGTGGCCTCCTGCAGGATGGTGTACTGTTTCGCGCTTTTGTAGGCGTGCATTTCGTCGGCGATGATGATGTTGGCATTGAATGAGTCCTGCTTGTCCGGATTGCTGGCCAGGGCGTGAAGGGCCACGGAGCCGCCGGCGATGTGCTCGTTGAAGACCACATGGTCGAACGAGTTGTTTTTGATCCTCCACCCGGACCGTTTCATCAGCGCCGGCGACGGGTAGAGCGCGCGGACATTGAAGGCCCAGCTGTCAAACGTCTCCATGGCCTGCTTGAGCGCCGCGCCCACGACGTACACCTTCGCGCCGGAGACGGCCTCCAGCAGTGCCAGCGCCCAGGCCAGCGCGGAGACGAACAGCGTCTTCCCGTTTTTGCGCGGGATGAAAATCATCGCCTCTTTCACCAGCCTGATGTTTGTGCCGCGGTGGTAGAAGATCAACATCCCGTAGACGCACAGCATCTGCCATGGCTGCAGGATCAGCGGCTTGCCGCGCAGGGCGGAGGCGTCGAGCGCCTGGCCCTGCCGGTGGTGGTAGGTGGTCTGAATCACGTTGATCACGAAATCCGCATCCTGTGTGCGGACTTCGAGATCCTCCCGTGCCAGGAAATCCAGGAAGCGCCGGCAGCCCAGGACGCGGTCCCGGTTGGCCATGATCCTTCCCTCCGCCACGCCCTGCGCATAGGCCATGACCTGCGCGCCGAACTTTCCCTTCAGCTCCACGGGATCACGACCCCCTCATGGCGGACAGCGCCGCGGCCAGCGGATCGGCTTCCTGCCGGGCCAGGGCCGCTTCGTTAAGTTTGCGCAGGGCCGCCGGTGTCATGCCCAGCTCGCGCTCAAGCTCCAAGGCCAGCTTGTCCACGCGGTCCATCTCTTCCAGGATCGGGTTTTTGACTGCGATGGATGAACCCTTCGCGGTCACGATAGGCGCGGAACCTGTCTGCCGGTACATCTCCCGGAGCTGACGTTGCCTCATCCTGTATTCCGCCAGGCGGGAGATCACATCCTCAAACTCCGGCTTGTAGGTTCCCAGGGCAAGGCACTGCTTGCGGATCTTTTCCCGGTAGCCCTTCTCGGTGGTCGCCTTCATGCCGCTCACCTCTCCGGGATCTCATATGGCGTTGTCGGCGCGGTGGTATCGAATGAGCGCAGGCCGTTGAACATGTCCACATAATCGGCAACCAGCGAGCGGTCCACGGTGATCACCGTGTTCTCACTGCGCGGGTTGGTGTTGACATTGGCCGATGATTCGATCAGCGCGTCGAAGCGCTCGCCCACGATCACGCTGACCTTTGCGTGATTCCTGAAGATGCAGATCCGGCCGCCGGTCTCCTGCGTCAGGGTCAGCGCCGCGGCGTAGACATCGGGATAGGATCCGGTGAAGATCTCGCCGACGAACAGATCCACGCGGCCCAGGTCGCCGCGTCGGTGCCAGGTGCGCAGCTCCTCCACATCCTCGCCGGCCATGCACCAGGTGCTGATGGCCAGGTACAGGATCCGCTGCTGCCGTGCGATGTGCCGGACGTAGGTCAGCGCGTCCACATCGCCGAATGAGAAGCAGTGATAGCAGTCGCCCTCCTCGAAGTGCCAGTCGAGGGCGTCGGCCAGGGCGGCCTCGGATGTCAGCTTGCGCGCCAGGTGACGGTGGCCCCAGCGGTGCCGGACCTTGACCGACTGAGCGGGGGCCTCGGGCTCGGTGTCGGTCGTGTCGCCCCAGGTGAAAACCGGAAAATCGAAAGCCACAAGGATCCCCCTTTCTGAAAATCGGCCGCGGATATAAGCGGGGCCGCCCCCAGGTGTATCACCCCTCCACATTCGAGGCGCCAGGGTGGGGGGGATCGTTTCAAATCATCGCGCGCACACGCGATGGCCATGACGGCGGCAGCGTGAACGCCTCGCGCGCGCGGGCGCGAACTAACCCCGCACTAACTACCCGGCAAGTGGCGACCAACCGCCTCCGTCACCATGGGCGTCCGCCCTTCTCCGGGTGCTTTTTCGCGTGGCATTTGGCGCACAGGGCCTGGCCGTTGTCCACGCGATACTGAAGCTCGGGATACTCATCCCTGTGCTTGATGTGGTGCGCGGTGGTGGCGCGGATCGGGTTTCCGTCCGCGTCGGTGCGGCCGTAGCGCCGGCACTCCTCGCAGAGGTAGCCCGCGCGGCGTAGCACCTTCTCCCGCCATGCGCGATGCCGGCCGGTGTCGTAGTACGGATCGTGGGCCATGTGGTGCCTCCCGGATTTCGTCACGCGAAATGGACGCCAGGCCTCTTGCCCGCGTCCCCTTGTCTCATGGTAGCACGAAAACCCCGCCCCGTTGGTATCAAAATCAACATCACCTGTAAACGGAATCCAGATAGACGAAAAACTCCCGCCGCCGCCTGTAGTATTCATTTCGGCGCGATGTTGGCACCAGCACCGGGTCGATGTACTCGAATGCGATGCCCATGCAGCAGTTTTGAATCAGCGCGCCGAACCAGCGGCCCTCATCCACCGCGCGGGCCGCGGACTCCACGATCTCCACCTTTCGTAGCAGGGCCTCGCGCTTTTCCACCAGGCGCGCCACCGGATCGGCCACATCGGTGCCGTGCGGCTGGGCGCTGTAGTTCTGAGCGCCGACGCCCAGCATGCTGGCCGCCATGGACTTCCACTCCGGATATTGGCGGCAGAAGGCCCGCAGCTCGTTGTACCGCTCCCTGGAGATCCCATACTTTGTGTAGTCCGGGTGATATGTCCTCATAGCAGCGGCGCCTCCCTCCATGTTCCCATTGCGTCCGGCCGGATCAGCTGGGCGCGTATGAACACGCCCGGCATCAGGTCGCTCCCCCAGGTCTCGCACATGACCGGCTCCATGCCCGGATAGGCCTTCCGCAGGACCTCTTTCCAGAGCTGTGGCAATTCGCTGGCCAGCTTCTCGATCTTCCGCCGGCTCAGTTTCGTGGTGCTGACGGTCACTGTCGGCTGGGTCAGGCCCTGGGAGCAGATCCATTTCTTTCGGTTTTTCTGTGACTTCGTGATGTAGCGGGCGATGGCGGCCAGGCCCTCGGCGTTGGGCTGTAGCCGGTCCGCGTTCGCCCAGCCGCGGCGCCAGCATGCCTCGATCTCTTCGCGGCTGATTCCGCCTGAGAGCAGCATGTGGGTGTGGATCCGTTTTTTCAGCCCCGCATCGTTGTCCTCGATGCTGTAGATGTATTTCGCCCTGGTCAGACCGCGCCGGGCGCGCAGGCGCTGAAGACGGCGCAGGAAATTCCGCACGTCCCTCTGGGCCTGATCGTAGTCCGGCACGGCGCCGGCGTAGGTCAGGGTGACGTGGAGATCCCGGTCGGTGAAGTTCGCGTTGGCCAGGCGCACGATCCGCCGCAGCGCCGCGGCATGGTTCGCGCGCCGCACGCGCTCCGGGCTCAGGTTCTCACGGGCGCGTCTCGCCCTGGCTTCCTGGGTGCGGCCATAGACCGGATAGACCTCGCACTCGGTGACGGCGCCGGCGCGGACGGTCCTCGTCCGATAGACCAGCTGGCCCACGCGGGCTTCGAGCGGCTCGACGGCGAAGGCCCGCTCCAGGGCCGTGGTCCTGACGTCGAAGAGCGCGTCCCACTCCGCGTCTGTGTGTAGCCTCTCCATGCGCGCCATGCTTGTCCCCTCCCTGTAGCTTGAGCGTCCGGTATTGCCCGGGGGCGCGGCCCCCGGACCCCCTGGGGTTTTTCTGCCGCCGCTGAAATGGTGGCGGGCGGGCGATGTTGGATCATGGTCCAGATGTTAATGGTCCATACCGGCCTGATACGGGCAGGACGCCCACACCTATTTATTGGAAGAAAGTCGCCGCGGCCGGGAGTCGCACCCGGCGGCCTGGCACATCCCGCGCGTCCCACATCGCCGCTGCCGACGACGGCTTCGGGTCTCCGCGCTTGCCCCCGCTGGGGCGCGGCGTAAAGGGGCGGATTCCTCCACCCCGATGGTTCAGTTGTGCAGGTCGAGCACGGTTAAATAGCAGTCGTTCCGGCTCCTGTTCGCCAGGTCCCGCAGCTTCTGGTCGAAATCCTCGTCCCGGATCCACTCATGTCCGTTATACGTGTCACGTGCAATCGCATTCCCGTCGCTGTCAACGGCGCAGTAGCAAGCGTCGGCGATCTCGTCGAAGTTCGTGAGGTCCTGAATCCACGCGCCGTCCACATAGAGGACCCCGTCGCGGTAGCCGCAGTAGCGAATGGCCTCTTCCTCGTCGATCGTGTTGAGCCGATAGCCGAAATTGTCCAGGATCCCCCTCGCCGTCAATTCATGCAGCCGACACCGGAACAGCCTGCCCGCGCGCTTTGTTTTCGCGCACACATCAAACTCGTATTTTTCAATGGTGCTCTTCGTTACGGCCAGCTTCAGCTTCCCGGCATATCTCCCGCCAAGCATCATCCAGTCCCACAGGATCGGCGGGCGCTCCTCATAGTCCGAATAGCTTTTGAACGGCTCCATGACGCGCGTGATCACATCGTCTGTCGGAAACTCTTTTGTGTAGAGATAGCAGCAGTAGTGCATTTTATTCCTCCTCTACACCGTCCCACATTCCCGCGTTCTTCATCATCTCCGCGAAGTCCGGGTCAGCCCCGGCTTTCTCTTTCGATTTATCGCTCAGACGGTCGAACAGGGTGCCCAGATCGGCAATAGCGAGCTTGGCCATCTTGTGCATGAAATCATCGTCTTTCCTGGCCCTTGTGTAGATCGCAACGTAGATCTGGCGGAGCACCATGGACTGTTCTTCCAGAGCGGCCTGAAGGAAGGCTTCGGCCATGGCTTCCGAGCGATCCGGTCCGTAGTAGATACAGCCGTCCGCCGCGGCGTCTTCCTCGCCCTCCACCGGCTCGCCGGCGGTCATCAGGCAAACGGCTTCGTCCGTGCCGTGGATTTCCTTTTCATCATCCCGGATGATGTACTCAATCATTTTTCTTCCCCCTCCGCGGTCTCTTTTTGTTACCTCATTACGATCTTCAGCAGGCTCTCCGCCACGTCCGCGGTGATGAGATTTCCCTCCCGGAAGAACTCAATCTGTCGGCGGACGTCCCGGAGCGTTTCCCGTTCCCGGATCAGGGCCTTGTCCGTGGCGTCTTCGCGGTTGTGATACAGCGCCTCGTGCAGTGCGTCGATGAGCACCTGGAGCTTGTAGACGGTCCGGTCGCTCGACGCGCTTCCGGTCATCCCATAGCGCTCATGGGCGCTCTCATGCCGGCGCTCAAGGGCGGCGATCTCCGCCTGGATGATCTTCTGCTCTTCGTCACTCATGACCACGGCGTTCAGCCCCCTTCCGGATCTTTTCTATCGTCCGGCATTTCTGTTCATCGGCGCACCGGATCACGATCTCCACCGCGATGTCGCCCTGGTAGAGCTTGACGACCTCCGGCTCGAAATATGGGCAGCGCTTGCAGGGATCCTCCACCTTTACACATGGTCAGCAGTCTCTCTTTGAGGTCATCGCACTTCTGAGTTATAATGTCCGACACCACGTCTTCGTTTTTACCTCTGAGCCACTTTTCCTTAAATGCCTGGACCTTCGCCCGGTAAGCTGTCTCCCCGGTGTCGCCGCTGACATACCATTCAACGGCTCTCAAGACAGGGACAAGGTCTTCGATCAGCGCGTCCATCTCCGGGTCGAGCATTCTTCCGGCGTACTCTTCTTCAACTTGGCTGTATAAATAGTTGTAGGACCCTCCGCTCACTTCCCGTCATCTCCCTCCGCTTCCAGCAGGCGCAGCACGTCCCGGAGGAACGGCGCCGGCACGGTCACAAACTCCGGCGGGGTCGCGCCCCACTCCCGGATCTCGGCCCGGATGGCCGCTATGATCTCTTCGCGTGTGTGTTCCATGGTCTCCCTCGCTTTCTTTGTTTACGGCTTCTTTGAGCGGCATTGCCTCGCCTTTCCTCTTCCCGTCGGTGCTGAGCCGCGCGAATCCGTCTCTGAGCTCCGCAGCACTTTTCCGTTACGATGCCATTGCATTCCATATCTCGGATTTTCCTTGCCGTCGCATGGCAATTCAATGCCATGGCGCATCATCTCAAAGCTGTTCCTTCTCTGGGCCAGTCAATTCGATGCTATTCCGTTGCAGAGTTCCGCAGTGCAGACCTGGGCTATTCCGTTTCGTAACGCCAAGGAACCCCTCCACCGCAAGCGGTCCCCCTCCCCTTTCAGGGGAGGCCTTAAGTTACTTCCAACCCTTGTCTCCCCTGAAAGGGGAGATGTCGCCGCAGCGACAGATGGGTTTTAGCTAAACTCAGCAAATCCGTGCCTTCGCCTTTCGTAGCATTTCCATTTCATCTCATTACTAATCTATGCCGTTTCGTAGCCAACTCATCTCCGCCGTTCCTGCGCGTGGCCATCGAAGCCTTTCCCCCGCACATCGGATCCAAGCAAAGCCGTAACCATGCTCTTCTCATCTGATCAATGCCTTTTCTTTTCAGCGCTGGTCTCGGCGATGCCATGTCGGTGCCGCTCGGAACGAGGCATATCCCTCGCTCAGTCGGTGAGGCTCTCCCAGGTCGCGCGGCCTTTGCCGGAGTTCCGCCACTGGCCCAGGCCGCGCAGGGGCAGATAGTCCAGCCACTCCCGGATCACCGGCTCCAGGGCATCGTCCATCATCACGATGTCGAAGGTCATCCAGCTCCCGGCGGGGACCGTCTCGCTGTTGGCCAGGGCCACGCGCTCGCCCTGGAGGGTCATGGCCCGCAGCGGGCGCTGGCACTCGCCCATCTCCCCGGCCAGGTGGATCGGGATCTTCCGCGGCTGTGGGAAGATCAGGCCGTCGATGATCTTTTTATAGGCCTTCAGCGCCTTCGACTTGGAGCCCGGCACCCGGGCCAACATCCCACAGGCGTCCTTCATGAAGCCCTTGATCTGGTAGTCCCACATGAAGGGCGTTCCGTCATCGAGCTTCGGGAAGACGGTCTTTCCCTTCTCGACCACCGCCTCCACGCCCAGGGCGGCGACTTCCTCCTCCCGGGTCTGTGCGTCCGGGGCCTTGCTGGCGATAAACTCCTCGTGGATCTCGGGGTTCGCGCTGGCCGTGCCCAGCATCTCCTCGGTCAAGGTGATCTTGATTTTCATTGTTTTCATCCGGTTCGCTCCTTTCGTTTCACTTTCCGCCCGTGGGCCACATATCGTCCCAGAAGGGCTCGGTCTCGCCCTTCGCCGGGATCGTCATGGCCACCTGGGCCTTATCCTCCACCTCCCGGAGGCGGGCTTCCAGGTCATGGATCCGCTTCGCCGCGGCTTTCACCAGCTCACATTCCAGGTGGTTCACGAAGATTCCCCGCCGGGCCAGGGCGTTGAGCTTCTGGACCATATCCTCGCTTTTCATCGCGCCATCCTTTCCAGCGGCAGATATTCCGCCGACTGGCCCTCATAGGGGCCGTTTTTCAGAAAGCAGTCCGCGGCGGCGATGATCATCTCCCCGATCTTTTTCAGAATGGCCGCCTCGCCGATGATCCCGTTCACCAGCATGGTGAGGTTGTTCCACTCATGCCCCTCCAGCAGCTTGTCGGTCGCCTTCGCCGCTGTCTTCAGCTCATCTTTCGCGGCGCCGATCATCCTGTACAGGTCCGCAAAAAGGATTTTCTGTTCCTCCACGGTCATTGTCCCCCCTTTCAAAACGGTGTCTTTTCCCTGATCTCGATCTCCAGACCCAGGGCGGCCGCGATGGCCACCACGGAGCTGAAGCGGCCCGCGTTGGTCCCGGCCTCGATGGCGGAGACGCAGGCGGACGTAACCCCGGCCCTGCGGGCGACGTCCTGCTGTTTCAGCCCCTTCATCACCCGGCGGACGGCCAGGAATGGCCCGATGTCCTGAAAGTTTTCCGGTGTCAGGTTCATGCGCACCTCACATTCCCAGCACCCGGCCGCTGGTCTCGATCTCCAGCCGGAGCTCCCGGAGCATATCCTGGAGCACCTCCACCCGGCGCTGTTCTTCATCAAACGGCTTTTCGTAGCCTTCCTTGGGCACCTGGGCGGCCTCGTTTTTTGAGAACCGCCGTTTGGTGGCCTCGGTGATCGTCAGGCACTCGCTGAGCACCATGTACCGCTCCCGGGCGCGTTTCCATCGCTCGGTGATCTCGGACAAATCCACGGTCGCGGCCATCAGCGGTCCCCTTTCCGCGGCTTCCGGAAGCGCTCCGCCGCCGGGCAGGTGGCGAAATGGCTGATGTAGCCGTCGTGGACGTCGCGGTCGCTGGGCGCTGGCCGGACGCCGTGGAGCAGCATCCCGTCCTCGGTCACAAAGATCTCCTTCGCGTAGGTCTGCGGGACGAACTTCACCGGCGCCGCGTCAACGGGCATGGTCTTTCCCTTGGTCGTTTTGATGAACCGCAGCGGGGCCCCGCAGGCCCGGCACGGCACGGTCTTCTGGCTGATCATTTCGTTTCTCCCTTCCTGATCGGATAGCCGTCGTTGAGCAATTTCATCCGCAGCGCGTCCACGACGTGCTTCCGGACCCTGTGTGGGCCGTTCCGGCGCGGCGGCGCTTTGACGATCAATTTCACCTCGTCATAGGTGTAGGACGCCTCGACCTTGTTCTTGATCGGCGGCAGCAGGCCCGCCTTCCGGAGCTTCAGCGCCCGCGACTTGAGCGTGGTCGCCTTGATGCCGGTGCTCGCCGCGATCTCTTTACAGGTGTAGCGCTGTTCGTCCATCAGATCACCCCCAGCATCCACATCCAGGCCGGGAGGGTCAGGAAGACCGCGCCGGCCAGGCCCGCGCCCAGCAGCTGACGCCGCCGGGGCCACGGGTTCGCCGCGTGCCGGGGCCGGTTGGGCGCGGCGAGGATCACGCGGATGGAGTAGCGCACAAAGCGCAGCGCGTTGGTCATGGGTCAATCTCCTCTCGTGTTGTCAGATGGGGATCCCCTTCGCCTTACAGCCCTCGATGTATGCCGCCATCGGGGCCGCGAAGATCTCCCCCGCGTCCTTGAGCATGGGCAGCATGGCCTCCGCCTCCGACGCGGCGCCCAGGTCATCGGCGCGGGCGTACATCGGGACGGCGCGCATGACCGCGCCGGTAACGGGGTCCCGCAGGGCCGTGACGCCGACCTGGATGTAGGCGATGTTGGTCATGTGTCATCCCCTCCGATGTGTGTGGGCAGCACCCAGGCGTTGACGTCCGGGCGGATCGGGTAGCCGTTGGTGGTCGAGCGGGCCTGGATGAACCAGCTCCCGTCCGCCTCGCTGAGGATCTTGTCGATCACGAAGTCCTCGCCCTCATACTGGGCGAAGATGGCCTTGACGGCCTGACCGATGGCCGCGGTCTCGGTGTCCTGGACCGGCCAGGCCCAGAGATCGCCGCCGGGTTCCTGTTTGGTCACGATGCTGTAGCAGGGGATGGTGCCCTCGTGCTTGTAGGCGCTCATGTGGTGGTACCTCCCTTCCCCATTTCGCGCAGCAGCTCGGCGTATTTTTTCCGGGCCTCACGGGTCAGGACCCGCTTGAAGGCCCGCAGGACCTGGTTGACGTGCTTACATCCCGGTTGTTTGAGCGCAATCGCGGCCAGCATGTCCCCCGTCACGTCCGCCACGCCGGTCATCAGCGCGGAGCCCGTGCCGGAGAACGCGCTGGAGATCGCCACCGACTCATCCTCATCGGCGGCCGGGGTTACCAGCACCACGAAGGCGGCCTTCCCGCCGCTCTCATAGCGATTCTTGAGCAGCTCCCGGATCACTTTCATGTCAATCTGTCGCTCGTTCATCTACGCTTACCTCCTTCGGCGGTTCGGGCATCGGCAGCCAATGGGTGACTGTTGGTTTAAGTGTGCGGCTGATAATGTCTGTTTGCCACTTCCCGTCGTGCAACCTCGCCGTTCCGACACCTCTTGATCCGTCCGGGAATAATATCGCAACTATCATTCTGTCGGATTCTTCGCGCCACATGGCCTTTGTCCACTTTTCGCTCCCATGCCACGGCGCGAATATTGAGTTGTGCATTTCCGGCAGTCTGTCCTTGACGCTGATCCAGCGCGGCGCTTTCATCCCGATAGCCGCCCACTCCGTAATAGACTTTCCGTCCGCGATAGGCTCTTTCATCGCTTGTTCAATGCCCTCTTTGATGGTTTTTTCGAGACTGAACTCAGCCATCCCACTTCACCTCCCGCCGCTCTCATAGCGGCCCTTGAGCAGCTCCCGGATCTCTTCCATGTCAATCTGGCGTTCGTTCATCCCACTTAACCTCCTGCCCACATTTACTGCAAAACCGTATATCGGTATCTTTCCGCTTGCCGAACAGCCTCTCGCATTTTGGGCAATGATACTCACCCTGCCATTCGCGTACGACTTGCGGAGCATCATGCTTGACGCACATCAATGGTTCCTGCGGAGTGATCCTGAACTGCCCAGCCTCCCAGTCAAAGCCCATTCCGACGGAACGCACTCCCGTACATGGTAGCTGACCGCATGTTGCGTATGGCAGCGTGGTAGTAATTACAACGTCAATTTCTGATGGGTTTCGTTCGTACAGCAGAGAATTGATGATGGCATTATATAACTGCGTGAGTTTCATCCCACTTCACCTTTCTCCCGCACTCCGGGCAGAACTTTGGATACTTTGCATCATCGTTCCACACAACTTCTACGTCCCCGCAGATTTCAGCCAGCTTCTCGCCGCAAACGCCGCAAACAATCTTGTCCGACTCTTCCTTCGGTTCCACAGGTTCCTGCTCTTACAGCAACACCAGCGCCCCTGACAGCGTTGACAGCGCCACAGGGACGGCGATGCCTCCGTGATTCCTGCTTTCGTTGATCCGGTTCTGTAGCCCCCGGATCAGTTTTTCCCTGTCAGGCATCATCATCCCGCCTTTCCCCGTCCGCACAGAACCATTCCGGTCCGTGTTTTACGCCATCACACGTGATGGATAACAAGACCCCG